GAAGCATTAGGCAGGATCAACGAGTTGTCCGTGAACCCGTTCTTCTTCGTGTACGAAATGTAAGCGTTAGCCGAGGTTTGCTTTGTCCTCATCTCATGCGGCAACCAGTTCCATACCGCGCTTTGTTGCTGGCGGATGCTCACCTCCGAGGTCTGAGCAAAACAGAAGATCTCTGACTTTGGGTTCTCGATGGCGGCTTTGACTACGCAGTAAGAACCCCACGCAGTTTTGCCGCTGCGATTTCCCCCGAGTGCTAAAACTTCAGAGACTTGCGCTAGTTGCTCTTCAGCTTTCTCCCAATGCGGAAGCCTAAATCCGTAGCGAAATGGATCTTTCTCAGCGTTCTCGATGGCCTCATGGTAGATTCGATGAAGCTCAATGAGATCATCTGGTTCCATCAAGGCTACCTCGTCATCGCTGGGAGGCTGGAGGATTGGATGTTTGCGCCACTGCATTAGTTCGTTTTATACGCACCAGTCTCCATTAGGATGTCTTTGATGTGATACACGCTATCACACTCCTCGCAACAAAACGCATCCTCTTCGGCTGGAAACGATCCTCTATTCCCGTCAACAAGGTGAAGCTCTCGACGCTTCTTGCAATGTTTGCATACGCCAATGAAGTGTTTGACGAACTTCTCCAGCACCACATTCCAAATCTTAGCGTCAAACTTCTCTGCTAGATACGAAGCGTAAACGCTGGTATGGCACTTGTGCTGAACGCCGTCATGCTCGACCATGTAGTGGCGAACAAGATTACCTCCATCCTTAGCGTAATCTGCGTATCTTGATTCTGGTTCTGGTATCATTCTACGATTTCGGCTTCAACTGCTTGCGTTTTGACTTTATTGGCAATCCTAGACTTGGCTTCCGCAATCATCTTAGCGGCATCATCAATAGACGGCCCCTTGCGATGCTCTACAATGGTACTAGCCATACCCGAAAGCTGTCCAGCCTTATCGGTCATAATGCCAATAGTCAACGCCAATCTGTCTGGGGAAATTGCCTTAAGCTGGTCTGGGTCGCGGCTCAGTTGTTCAGCTTTTTCAAACAAAAGATCTGTGTACTCCGCCGCAGCAATAGCATAACGTTTAGAGAACTCCTTACGCTTCGACTCCAGCGTGTCGTTATGTCTCCACTCCAACGCACGAACAACCTCGTGGCTGACCTTGCACTTCTTTGCAATAACGCTGATACGCCCACCCTGCGCCAGCATCCAGAGAATTTGTGCCGCCACATTCGGGTTGTAGTTCTCAATAGTGTTCCGAGGGAATTGCTTAGCCCTTTCCTTGACCTCAAGGAAGAACTCTTTCATCGCCTCTTTGCTATCAATCGCTGATAGGTCCTCGTCGCTCATTTGGTCTTCTTGCCGTTTTTAACCTTAACGGCCCCAGAGTGCAACTCTTTTTTGAGCTTATTCTGTTGCGTCGAGGAAAGCGGCGAAGCCTTACTGAGCAGGTAGCGGACTTGCTTTTTACTTTTTGATTTCATAATCCTTACCGGAAATGGATTCGCGTTTGGTTCCGTATTTTTCGCGGAAGTCTTCGTCGTCCTGCGGCAAAACACCAAGATTTTCAACAATGTAATCCATAAACGCTGGATCATTTCGACCTGTCCCAAATAAAGCTCCAATACCGCGACTCGTTGTGCTAGATGCAGCTATAGCGGCAGTTAAATTTCTCGCATAGTCCTCTGGTGAGATTTCTTTTCTATAAACTTTTCTAATAAATGGCATTAGTTGTCCACCAGCATACATCCAAGACGCAATCTTGTGTTTTACAGGATCTGTAATTTTTCCAGCAACATAGCCATGTACCCCAGATCCAGATGCCACCATCCTTGGGGCAATCTGATCTCCCATAGGGCCAACCTCTCTTACCGAAGTGGCAACCATTGATGCATTCTTAAACTCATCGTAAAACTCATCTCCAAGAACCGTTCTAATATTCCTTTCGATTGTCGATTTATTCTTTCCTTTGGTGATCTCGTTTAGGAACTTATTAGCATCCCAAAGATCGTTACCATATTTAGTGATATCACCCTTAGGCTGATAACGAGCAAACAAGTAAGAAACGAAATCGTTTCTAATCTCCTTTTTTTCAGCATCATTGAGCTTGCCCATAATTTGTGATACATGAGCATTTGGTGCTGTGAACATGGCCTCCGGCAAGCGAGCGTTCTCCAGCACTCCATTGTGACCCTTAAGCACCACATCAATTATCTTGTTGTTGGTGAAAGAATCAAGATCGGCCTTTGCCTTCGCTCGCTTGGCAATTAAATCAGCTGTTTCATTATAGCTCTTTTCGGACATCGTTGCGCGAAGTGGTTCGAGATCACGCATTGATAATTTAGATGCATCTGCCCCATTTCTTTGTAGCGATTGATTTAAAGCTCTCAACTTCTTAACCATCGAGATGCCGTAATTTACATTTCTTTCTCCAGTATTTGGGCTATAGCCAAATAACTCAGTAACCATTTCCTCGTCGAATTTGACAGGCCCACCGACTTCAATGCCGTTGCGGCCATTAAAGCCAACCTTCTCAAGGTAAGCGTTAGCCATTCTATTGCGTAATGCTGCAGCTTGAGCTGGGTCAGCAATAGATGCCGCTTGAATCACTTTTCTTGCAATTGTTGGATCTGAGATGGCCTTTGCCGCGACTTGGCTTGGGGTCATCTTCTGCTCACCAAACGCCTCTTTCAATATTTGTCCTACAGATCCAGTCTCAAACCCTAGTCGTTCTTTGTATTTAACTGTAGCTTCGTCCCACAAATTTTTTAATCCAGCTTGTGTGTAGGACTCGTCCCTGTATTTTTGCAAGGCAGATTCAGCTTGGCTAGCAACCTGTTTAGGTGTAGCTTGCCCGACCGCCCCACCCTCTGGAACCGCGTCACGAACTAGCCTAAGGTACTTGTCAAGACTGAGTGGATCAATCGGGCCGGAATTGAGTTCAAGCTGTGAGATCTCCTTTAATGTGCTTTCCAGTTTGTCTTCGCTAACCTTACCTTCTGCAATTTTCTGCCTAAGTAGATCCGCTTTCTCATTATTAGTTGCCCTTGACTCGATTTGGTCTGCGAGTTGTTCAAGTGCCGAGTTGCGTAATGGGTAGCTTTTTTTCAGAGAATCTCTAATGATTCCAGCTACTTCTGCGGGATCGTGGAAGGTTCCAGTTTGATCGGCAGCATCGTAAAAGTTTTTGTAAATCTCATTCTTAACATCATCTGTCATTTCTTCAGCTCTTGACAGAATGTTTGTTAAGTCATTTCCAAGTTGAACGCTGGTATCCTTGCCCATGTTCGCTTGCAAATCGTAAAGCCTCTCATCAAGATCTCCACGGAGCTGCTTCGCTATGTCTTTGTCGTAAGCCGACACAACATCAACGAGTTCTTGGTTGCTTTGAGCAAGGTTATCTTGCGCGGCCTTGTAAAGCCTTTCCTTGGCTTCTGCTGGGCGCGTTCTTGAATCCATCCATTCTTGAAGGATGTTCCGTGTTTTTGAGATGCGCCTTCCCAATAATGATCTTGGAATCTTCTCTCCAATCTGAAGCTGTTCCACAAGTTTGGCTTCACCACGAGCGGCGGCAGTAGGCACGAAAACCTTGTCGCCACGATCCATCATGAATTGGGATTTGTTAAATTTTTCTTCAGCATCAAGTAGCGACTTATAGTATTTGTTCTCTACTGGTTTTCCAATTCGTTTAACAAATGGTTTAGCGGCTAGTCCAAGCGCACCCTCAATACCAAGGCCAACCGCCTCCTCAGTAGTTCTCCTGAGAATGCTTTCTGGCAGCTTCTCACCAACTCCAAGAACAGCTCTTACAAATTGATCTTGAGCAGTTCCAACAGCAAGAGAAGCAGTAGAACCAGCTCCGGCGGCTAGCAATGGGCTTTGGGTTGGAGCAGCTACGATTGTAGTGCCTATAGCTGAAAGTGTCGGAAGAACTTCACCTCCAATATCAAGTAAGTCCTTAGGATTAAATCCGCGCTCATCAGCAGCAACTAGTTTCCCATCTGGCCGTTTAACAAGGAACATTGGAGATCCTTCAACATTTACTGTTTGAACCGAATCCTTGTACTTTCCAATAAGATAGTCTTCTTTTGACTTATCTTGTAGGAATGACATATTGAACCGATCCCTACTAGGAAGTCCAGAATCCAAATCAATTGCATCTGGGGAAACATCCAATGCAGTAGCTAATGTAGATTTTAGTTTGTCGGTATTGGTTGGAACCTTGAACCCAGGCTCTCTAATTTCCCCAGGCATTGGAGGAACACCCTCAGTCGGGCCAATAAACTTGTATTCGCCAGTCTCAATGGACTTTAACGCTTTCCCTTTTTCTTGCCCAATTGCTTGATCAACAGAAATAATATCTTGATCTAGTGTCTTGAGGTCTTCTTGCCTTAACTCAGCCCCATATGGGTCTGATGCTTTAAGAGCTTCAATCTCATTATTTAGCGCGGTTCTCTTTTGAAGAAGAGAAAATAGCACATCCTTAAACTCACCAACTTTAAATTGACCTTCCATTTATCTCTTAATTAAAGATTATTTCTTTTTTTAATTTCGTCAATAAGTGGATTTCCAGTCCCGTCAGTTTGTCTTGGTTGCTCGACACCCATTGCATCCATCGTAGAGGATGGATAAAGTGCCTCGATTTGAGCGTTCTGCTTCGCGGTAATTTTCCCCTCCTCCATTAGCTTATCTCTTTGTTCTGGAGTCCCGTGGATAACATCAAGATATGACTCAATTGCCCTATTGATGTTTCTGTTAAAAATAGCTGGACTTGATGTTGGGTCTAAAGAACCAAATACGCTTTCAAGACGCAATCCCTCGGCATTTGTTGGATTTCCAACAGCAGCTCCAGTTGGAGAGGCCATCCGAAGTTGTGTCAATTGTTCTAATCCCAGTCTATTTTTAAAATCCTTAAGAAGACCTTCTTGAATCGTGTGGAGTTCCGTACCTGGTGTAATGGACTCAAGTTTTCTTGCCGCTGCTGGTATAACGCCCTTTGATTGCATTACTGAAGAATAAAGCCTTTTTGCTTCCATTAGATCTTGGATGTTCCTATCAGCCGATTGAACCGCTTGCTTTTTAGCTTCTTCAGCAGCTTTGGTGAATCTATCCGTTGCTCCAGGGCCTTGAACAAACTCAATCCCACCCTCTGGTGTTTGCCTAATAACCATTCCAGAAGGAGGTCTGATTGGCCTAAACTCACCAGTTGATGTATTTACTTGACCCTTCGATCCATACATTTGTTCTTCTTCTGGAGTAGATGGCCTAAATTGAGGTGTCTTTCCGCCAACTGGTCTCGTTGCAACAACCTGCCTCCTTGCTGGAAGCTGAGGTTGTTGCTGCACTAGACTTGGCTCAGTTGGCACCCCGCTACCAGCTTGAGCCATTGCCATTCCAGCACCTTGCTCAATTTGCCTTGCTATTTCGGCCTGTTGCTCTGGAGTCCCAGCCACTTGCTGGGATGCATTTTCTTCAATTCGCCTAAATACTTTGGTTTTACCTGGGTTTCTTTGGGCAACTGAGTTCATCCATGAATCAATTGTGTAATTTTGAACAAATGTCCCTGGAGATCCACCATTAAAACCCTTGCTGCTATTTGAGGCAATAGCTCCACCCTCTAAAACGATTCCTGTATGCCCAGCCCTTTTGCCTCTTGGAGTAACAATAATATCACCTGGTTGAGCTTGATTTATAGAAACGCTTTGGAATCTTGGATCATTAGCCAATTTTCCAACCATTTCAGATGTTGAGAGTGTTCCACCCTTAACTAGTTCCTCACCAGTTGCTTGTTTGTATGTCCTGCAAATGGCATCAGCACATCCAAGATTGCCACCTTGCGTTCCTGGTGTTTTAGCAGTAGATAAACGACCAATGTTCATCTTAGCCGTTTGTGCAATAGAATCAGAAATGCCGCCAACTTGAGATGTTTCTGGGGGCTTTTCAATTCCACCTTCTCCATATTTAAATTTTACTGGATCTACTATAAGTTCATCAGTGCCAATTACACGAGGGCGACCCATTGGGTCGTAGTTTACTTCAATTTCTTCACTTTGATTTGTAGATGGATCAAAGAACAAATATGTTCCCTTTTGTCGCTTGGATGCTTCTTGTTGTGCCTCCTGCTGCCTAGCTTGCTGCCTGATGCCAAGCTCTGCGGCTTGCATGCCAAGTCCAGCTTGTCGATATGCCTCGTTTTGCTGCATTTCCCTAGCCTTAAAACCAAGTCCAAGCACATTTTGAATTTGGCTGGCGGCTTCACGGCCAAGTGCAGCCGCCTCCATTGGACTTGTGTTAGGGTCATCCATTCTAGATACGATTGGAGAAAGCGTTCCTTTTACGTCAAACCCAAGGGAATCCCCAAGTTTAATGGCTGATTCAATACTTGCACGATCAGCCTTGATTTGAGCGTCAATCTTTTTGCGTTCTTGACGGGCTTCCGTAAAACTCTCAATGCCTTGTCCAATTGCTTGTCCAAGATTAGCCATTCCTTGTGCCTGGATATCCGCAGCCCTTGCGAAGCCAGAGTAATCCTGCACAAACATCCGTGGGTCTATACCCGCTCCTAGCATCTGTCCTTGTCCGTATGGCATGTTATTTAACGAGTGCGTAATTTACTGCTTTGAATCCACCAACTTCCTTGACAGCTTTAGGTGTCTTCTTCTCAACATCTTGAGCCATGACACCCATTTGTGTTTTATTATCACCTTTATATTTGTATGTGTAAATTGGAAGACCGCCGTCAGTTCTGCCAACTTTTTCAATGTCAGTCTTGAGCCTCTTGTCGGACATCATAAGTGGAATCGCTGCTGCTGCAGCGGAACCGATTCCTTGAGCAAGGCCTCCAATCCCACTAAACAATCCAGATGAGTAGGAGGCCCGAGCTTGTGCGTTGGCTGCATTAGCATTAACAATGTTCTGTCTTTGTGCTGCACCAAGATTAAGCGCGGAACCAACATCAAAGAGCTGAGGCTTACCAGCACCGATAGCGTCAAGTCCAAGTCCCATCATCTGGTTGCCAACTTGGTACGATAGAGGTTGGCTGCCAAGAAGCTGAAGGCCCGGCTGCGTGTAAAACTGACTCGCCATATCAAATGCCAGTGTTCCTGCTTGTGCCGCTTCTGCTCGCTTCCGCGCCATCATGTCCTCACGACCCATGATCTCAGAAGCAATGGCGTAGTTGCCGCCAACGCGACCAGCGGCTTGTGCGCCCTCTCTGGCGGCTTGCTGGTACATGCGCTTTTGCTCTGGAGTAACTCCCTGTGCGGCGGCATATGCGCGTTGTGACTCTTGTTGCGCTTGTTGTACTGAACTCGCCTGCTCTGGTGACAAACCTGCCATTAAACCACGGGTAAGCCCAGCCTGTCCAGTCATCTGACCGAGTTCAGCCTCACGCGCTGCTCCAAGTTGTTGTGCTGTCTGTTGGGTGAACTCTGGAGACATGCCAAGCAAACCCAGTCCAAACTGGGAAACATCTTGAAGATTGAGGTCTTGAAACTGTGGGCGATATTGCTGCTCAAACGACAAAATCCCTGGCATCGACTTTTGATAAGCCTTTAGCATTTTGGATATGTCAGCACTGTAGTTTGCTACTGGAGCTTGCACTGATTTAGGTTTACTTCCCATTGGATTAACTTTCTTTTAACTTTGAATAAAACTTGTACATGTCGTGGACTCTTACGCGGTCACTTCCCTTAAAGCTGCGTTGGAATGCAATAAAGTCGTAGTTTTGAATGTATTTACGCAATGCTCCACGCATATCCCCTGTAGTGAATGTAACAAACAAGGTGTCCCCATCGTCAACATGGACTGCTTGAGTTGGGCTTTCACGGAACACACTAAAGCCCATAGCAAAACAATCCATATCGCAAACAACAATGCCATGACACAAGTGCCATGTGAGAAGTTGTTGGAAGTCGATACCTTCTTGTTCATAAATTGCTATTGCTTTAGCTAGGTGCTGGTTCATCCGATAACAATAACACTTGTTTCGTTGTTATAATCAAGACCATTACCACTCTGTAATCTTATTTGGCATCCACCAATATATCTCGCCACAAGATCACATGCGGAATTTGTACCCCCAGATGGGGAATCTCCCGGCATGGCAACTGCCGCATAATTTTGACTTGGCATTTCGGTTATAAAATTAACAACTTGTCTACCAGCTGCTATAATACTAACGCTGGAAACATTACCAGCTCCATTAATTGTTGCCCTTGGAAGAGTAACATTCCCACTTGTAGTTCCAGATGTCCCATGTGTTATTGTAAATGTATCATCAGCAACCGTTGTAGTGCTAACTCCCGTAACAATAAACTCACCATCCGTTGCTGCTCCTGTATTGAAGTCCAAATAAACAAGCGACCCAACCTTAAGTCCATGTCCAGCAGCAACTACTGTTACTGTTGTTCCGCTTCTTGAGTAAGTACCACTAAACGCAGGAGATAACGGGACTTCTGGGTTATAAAATACCCAAGCTCTCGCGCCAAAAATTGGAGCAGACCCAGATGGAACATCCATTTTAGCAGTACCAACAGTTAATGCTCCAGTGGAAGTTGTTGTTCCAGTAATGGTAGCGTTTCCAGTGACCGTGGCGTTTCCAGTAATGGTGGTGTTTCCAGTAATGGTAGTTGGATTAGGAAGAGAAATTGAAGATGCCGTCCAGCTTGGGCCGCCTGTGGAAATTTTCGCTGGAGTTACGCTTAAATCTGCTAATTTTGCTGTAGTTATGCCGTTAGCCCCATCTCCAATTTGCATTTGTCCACCAGCAGTAATTTGTAATCCTTGACCGGGAACAACAGCACCATAGACAAAAAACGAATTGTCCATAATGTTGTTGAGCTTTGTCGAGGTAATTTGCTCGTTATTAGAAAATGGGGTTGTTGTATCAACGACTGGCATAATTTATTTCTGTGATATGATTGCGCGGTTGGAAACCGCTCCTGATATTTTAACTGAATGCACCTTGGGAGAGCCGCTAGTTCTTGTCAAGATCATAGTACCTGTGTAACCACGAAGTCCTCCAAGCCTGCCCCTAACATTTGCGGTTTCTTCCTCTTGATCGGCGTTAGACAAGTCACCAATTAGCTCGTTAGTGCTACCAATGGGAAAGGCGTTGTCTGGATCTTCGGTAGAAAATGAAACATCAAAAGTAGATGGTGATCCAGCAGGGAAAGATTGCATCTGCGTCTGGAAATCCGTAAACCTTTTACGCTCTTGTGTCCCAAGGTCGTACCCACGGGTGGTCAAAGACGAGTTAATTGGCTCAGAATCAATAGTAGCACTACCAAACTCAGCTGAAATGCTATCCGCTTGGGAGTCAACTGCCTCCATCTTGTGGATTCCACCACTAGACGACACAGCGTAAAGGTCGTTTCTAACCCCAGCACCAGCAGTTACGAAGTCTGTAATTAAAAACCCAGAGCTTCCATAGGTGTCAAGAGACTCCCAGCCCTTATTTAAGAAGTTGAACACCAAAATGGCGTTGTTCCCTTGTGCATCGCCAGCACCCGCTACAGAATCCAGCGGAACCGCGAGGTAATACCGATTATCGTAATAAACCGCAGTAGCATCTCCAGCTAGTCTGGCGTTAATGCGGTCAATATATGGCTGGATGTTTTTAGAAAGCGGCTCCTCCGTGCCTCGAAGGTTGTAATCGTTGAGGAAGGTAAGTGCATAAACCCCATTATCAGACAGGAACATCAAGTTGTTAGCCTGCATTACCACCGATTTACGGGCTAAGCAGCCAACCTCGCTGGTTAGTTCTTTAACCACGGTATCCGCAAGGCTTCCTTGAGTGCCAACAACCGCATGAATGCTGTTGCGGTTCATCACCACTAACGCATCGTCGTAAAATCCATGCATAGCAACCACATAGTCAGCCGTACCTCCAGAAATACGGAACTGATTCAGCACCCGATCATAGGTATTGCTGTCTAAGATGTCGGACGCGATGATCTCATCGGCAATCCCACGATTGGTGTAAGTCGAAACTGTCAATGTGCCACCATTCTCGTACAGATATGGCATCCACAGGCGGCGTTGGAAGTAGGTTGCCCAAGGTGGGCCAGGCATGAACGAAAATCCAAGACCAATAGACTCCTGCTGAGAGTAGTGGATAGTGTGCGACGACACATCTGGTTCGCTGGTAAAAAACTGCCAAGTATTGTATGTCGGAATGGCAGACACATTAAGAATGTCACCAACATTCAAGACCTTAAATGCTGTTGATGTTTGGGTAAGCCTTAATGATTGGCCAATGGAAAACGGGGTGTCTTTAAGTGCTGTGAATGTGTAATTTGTGCCACTAGTAAATGTACCAGTTGAAAGTGTCAACGTTCTTGTTGCTCCAACATAATCCGAAACCGTGTAGGTTGTCCCAGAGATTACAAGGGTTGCCCCATTATAAAAGTCATTTAATACAGATGGTTTAAATCCATCGTCAAAAAAGTGTGGCAAGACGATAGTCGCTCCACCACCCCCCACCGCAATTCCAGTAGATTCCTGTAGGTCTGCAGGATCTATTTCAATTGTGGCAGTGCCATTTGAGATTACAATGTTGTTGTTTTTGGTGTAGTCCTTTCCTGCTTGGTACGGGCCACCGGGAACTTTGTAAAACTGGGTGCTAACCCCATCCCATTGCAAGGCAGACTGCCCACCACGAAAGATGATAACCTTGTCGAAAACCTGTATCATCGACACCTCGACCCCAGCATCCAAGGTAATGCCAGTAGGATAAGTCAAATCCGTAACTCCAGCAGTACCAGCATCAGCCAACTTGGACACCTCAATCTTCTTAACCCCAGCATTGGTCGCTACAAGAATGTACTCCTTATTGCTTTCGTTTGGGTTGCTGAACAAACAAGACGCACGCACATCAGACACCACGTTGTCATTTACCTGTGAGCGCAAGTACCCAGTAGCACCAACAGTAAGCGACCCGTCAGCACCATTGTTAGCAAAGGTCAATGTATTAACCCCTGTAACCGTCATCAAGAAAGACCCAGCAACAATTCCAGTCAAAGGTTGAACTGCAGGCGTGGCCGTATTACCAAGAGTAACATAAGCAGTGCCAGTCAACCCATGATTGGAACTTGTGGTAATGGTCACCACATTGGATGTCCTGCTCGCAGATGCAATTGTCTTATCTGTATCAATCACAAAGAACGGCAACCTCAATGGAGTGCCACCAGTAGTCAAGCTGGTCTTCTGGGCAATGACTGCCTTACGAGGCTTCCAGTAACCCTCCATCCGCCCGTTAAGGCTCTCCCTAACCTCACCCTCCTGTAACTGGTTAAGCTGCAACCTACGGTTCACACCATAGAAACCACGATCACCAGCATCGGCAATCGAGTCATCTAACCCACCAGTGGATCGGAACTGCGACATTATGCGCGGTAACCAATAACAACACCAGAAGCAAGCGTAAAGCCAGTGATGTTGCCACCAATGCCAATACCCGCAGGGATAGAGACACCAATCAACTTCGTGCTAGCATTCGTGATGTTTGGCGCGGTAAACACAGAAAAATTAGTGACACCAACAGTCTGAACCCAACGGAACGGGCCAACAGCCACATCCGTACCAGAGTACACTTGTCCGCCGCCTTGACCTTGAAGATCGTATGAATCGCCTCTAGGCATAATATAAATAAGTTTCTAAGCACAAGTCCATCTCGCGCTCACACAACCAATTACCACAATCCCACACACAATGTCAACCACAAACATCTATACCCAATTATACCCACTTATACCCAAAACCATGTATAAACCCACCAAATGTTACCTATCTAGCACATTTAAGCACAATACACTAGACCTATCCCCAAATAATCCCGAACGGGAACTTCCCCATTGTAACAATTTTTCTGGGGCTAGTTTATGGATGGCAATGATAAAAATATTTCGCCGGTCGATCCCCTCCCCCCATACCTTAGCGCGGCACTAATGTATTGTCCTGGTGTTCAAGCGAACAGCGTTCATGCGTGCAATGCCGGCAATGTAAACGATCGTTTGAATCGTTCGTTTGAATCGTGCGCTTGGCTTGTGTGATGGGCTTGCTGAATCATGAGTGGCGCGCTAATGTTAGAGCATACAATCTGTGGTAGATTGGTAAGGTATTAGCCTGGCGCGTGGCTCATGTGGTGACCTTCCCTTAACGCAATTAAGTTGCGCTAACACATTTCCCCTTGACAGCTTCCGCAAAACATGGGTAGAATACTGCCGTAGGCAAGAGGGCGTACAAGTTTGTTTCAAGCCATCGCCCGAATAAAGCAAGCCCGAATCATCAAGCCTCGATCAAGCATCAAGCGTTGATTGTTTCTCTTAAGTGATGGAATGGATTTCAGACGCTGTCCATGTTCCTTCCTTTGCTTCTTCTTCTTCCTTCCTTGCTTCATCCTAACACCTAACGGGAATTACTAGCGATGCGATAGCTTGGTTCCTTGGCGTTTCGCTTGTCCTAGTGCTTGGAAGTTGACGCTGGCCGTGGGATTTATTCATGGCGTGGAATTGAGGGAAAGGTTTGGAAATAAAGGGTTTCGCAAGCTGTCAACACTATTCGACAAATTTATTTTTGAGTTGTTGGCAAATTTTGCTGGCAATCTTTCCGCCATGATTTAGATTGCTCCCGTTGCCAGCAAACAAGGCACGCCAACAATAAACAAACACAATGATGAACCAATACACAATAAATCAACTTAAGGCCCAACTTCGAAGCGGTGAGTTCGCATGGCCAGGCGGATATCCACTCTACTTCATCACGGACGATGGCGAGGCTCTATCATTCGGAGCCGTGAGGGAAAACATCAAATCCGTGATTTGGAGCATACGCCACAAGGTGAGCGATGGCTGGCGCGTGATTGGATGCGAAGTCAATTGGGAAGATGCCTCCATGACTTGCGCGCACACTGGCGAACCAATTGAATCTGCATACGGTGAAGCCGTCGAAGCCTAACCAAACCAAACCAAACCACCACGATACATGAAAAAACATATCAAAAAACTTCGAGACTATCGCAACACGCATCGCATCGAATTGATGCAACTTAAAACAATGCGCGATCTCCGAGACATTGATGGCAACTCGGAGGAGATTGCGCTATTGGATAGCCTAATTTCAGAGCGAATCGAACACATTGAAAAAATTCAATCTGAAATTGCCATTGCAAGTGGAAAGGAGGTCGCATGATCCGTGACCTTTTCCTTGCCCTTGCCCTTGTGGCCTTGCTTGGCTTGGCCATCGCCGTCACAAGCGGGTGCTTCGGCGACCCTAGTGACATCGAAACAAGGCTCCGTGCCAGTGAGCCTTTGAACCTTTGAACCTTGAACCATAGAAAACGAAAACATGAATCAGAAACAATTTGCAAACGAACATGGAATCCGCACGGATCGCGGGCTTGGATTCGAGACTGCCGATCTGGCAAACCAATTCGCCGCGATCAAGCGGGCTGCATGGGGTGACAACCTCGTTTACCTAGGGGCGGATGAAGAAAACGGGATTTTCTATCCGGAATTCAACTTATTTGACTGATGAAGAGCAAAAAATAGGCTCTTCGTAGATTTTTATGGAGCAAGGGAAAGTTTGCCACAGAAGAAGAGAATTCGGGTTCGGTAGTTTTTGAAGCTTCTGAAGCCTCGGGCATT